ATAGTTGACTTTTCTTAGTAAACTCCTTCTCCAACTCTTTATAACCATTATATAAACTGCTGGCATCTTTAAATTTACCATACAAGGAGCCAGTTGCAACTTCGTCATTACTATTATCCTCACTCGCCGCTGCGACATTAACCGAACAGTTGCTTTCTAGTTGTTCCTTGTTTGTTAATTCTTCACTCATAAACTACTCCTTTTCTATATTTTCTATTTGTTTAGATATTTGATTAAACATTTTATGCTTTCTTATATGCTCTAATAGTTTAGTCTCTAGCTCAGGTTTTTCTTTTTGCTGTATTTTAAAATCATTTGATAATATAAAGCAGATATGTTCATTAATATGGGTTGCATGATCATCTATCTCAGTCGGTTCATTAATTACACCATCAATAACTAAAGATACATTTTCTTTTTCTGCTTGATAACCCTGCAAAGTTTTTTCGTCCATCGTATTTTCCCAAATATCAAAGCCCAACTCTGATAGAATTTTATGTCTCATACCATTACTTAGCTTGCCATTTTCATCATGTAAAAGACCTGCGTGCAATGCTTCCATTATAGAACTCCTCTTTTGAGCCAATGACTGCGTTAATTCATATTCCGTCTCAAATACTACATCTTCAGTTGCTAAATTAGACCCTTGCCAATACATTAATTCAACCGTTCCATTCTTGCCTATCAATCTAGTAGTATGTGGGAATGTTGCAAATTGCTTGTATAATCTTAAAACCATCTTTGCTATTTGGATAACACAATCTTTTAAATTCTCTGCACTATTTATTAATCTTACTTCGTCTTGTTCTATAAGTAATTGCAATGCTGTACCACTCAAATTCCCTGAAATACTTTTTGTAGAAATAAGATCACTAACCCCTGATATCTCTATAAACTCATTAAGAAGTTGCTTTTCTTCATACTGAAAATCTAACGGAACATTACCTGTGGATAACATTCTTGGCATATTAGAACCATTTCTATATACCAGCACTTTTCCTGGAGTCAATCCCTCTTCTTCTAAATTCTCTATATCGCATGATCCATCTTCTACTGCCAAAATACCCATAGATATCCTATTTAAAAACTCATGCTTTCTATTTTTAATAGCATTATAAGATTTTTGAATAGGAATTAATCTCTCAACTATACTCATTCCCCAAAAACAATTTGGCATAGAGTTTGAAATTTGCTTAACAAACGGATATCCTCTTTTTTTGTTTTGATAATTAACATATGGCAATTCTCCCATATAAACCAATCTATCACCAGCAATAATACTTAACCTTCCTTCTGGAAGATTTGTAGTTGGTAATTCATATTTTTCAAGAACTAATACATGATCTTTTTTTACTTTCTTCGCTAAATTAGAAGAATAACCATTAGTTGCATAGTTTGAACGAGGAGAAATATCTAAAGTAAATATATCAATATCCTTGCCATCAACCTCTACTCCCCACATATTTTTTACAACGTCTTTGTGAATAGCTCTAGCATGTATAATGGAAGCACAATCGTCGATATTTTGATAAGCGTTACTATCAGGATATATTTCAAATGGATTAACTACATCAATCTCAATGTCTCCCTCGTAAATATCCACTCCCAAACTATCTTTTCCTACAACTTTGCCAGCTTTATTATTCCAACCTATTTTATAAAAACTTGTACCACAAATTTCACTCCACGTTGTGCCCTCTGCCAAAGTTTTACTTAAATTTCCATCATATGAAATTGCACTCAATATCTTTTTACTTACTTTCGCACTTGACACATCTTCGACATTATCACTAAATGGAATTACATTCAATGTAGGTCTGACTTTGCTTAATTTACTTAATCTTAATTCTATTATTGGAGCTATATGATTATAGACTTCTCTCTCTTCCCAATAATATTGTTTTGGATTGTCAACAACATCACCTTTACCATCAATTGCGCAATGTTGGTTGCCTATATAATAATTGATATTCATTTGCCACTTTGTATCAAATGCCTTTCTATCTCTTTGTCTGTTTTTAAAATCATCTAAAACTTTTGAGACGTATTCTTTTTCAAACTCTTCTTCCAAGTTAAATTCTTTATTTTTAATTTTCTTTTTCATTCTTTCTCTCCACACTTTTTTTATATTTTTCAATTATTCCTTTAATACATTTCTCACATATTGCAAAACCATTTTCATCTATCTTGTTTGTTGAAAACATATTCAATGCAATATTAGCACAACCCGGTATTTCACACTTTATTAAATACCTACTTTTTATCTTATATATCATCGTCTCCTCCTTTATATTTTTTAAACAGTTTTATCAAATCTTCCTTTTCTTGTAATAATTCTTCATCTGTATAATTAGAATATTCGTCTTGAATATTTCCAAAAGTACTCAATGCAAATTCTATTGCACTTAAATCTGGTGGATAATATTTCGAATTAACCTTTTTTTTAATTAATTCTAATTTACCTTCCACTTGAGCATACTCTTCTACAATTTCTTCTACTTCATACCCTAACGCCTTCCTTATTAATGCTTCTTTAACATTTTCTTTTGATCCATCACTACTTTTAATTTTTTTCTGCTTTACCCTTTTAATTTCCTTTCCCATACCCGCCTCATTTATAAATATTAAAACACCGAAATTTTCAAATTTCAAATTTTACTGACAAAAACAAATAAATTTTTTTAAAAAAGATGATAGCAAGTTTTTTTGCTAACATCTTCGTCTTAATCTTCGAAGAAGCCTCTCTTTATCTTTTTGTATGTCAGTCTTCTTAATAGTTATTTGAGGTGTATCAGGTTTACTCATAATATAATACCGTAATTCATCTAACGCATGATCATCACTTTTTATTGGCACATCATTATTTCCCCAATAATAGGACTTCAACTCCCTTATTAAATTAGTACAAGTTCTAAATATATAGAGTCTAGTTTTACCATCTGCACTTTTTAGATATTGTTTTACCTTGTTTATGCCAGAAAATAAGTCTTTGTTGACATTTGGATTGACCAATATGTCTTGTTCATAAAAAAGTTCAGTGACACTTTTAATAGAGGCAAGAGTCTTTTGATTAGCAGCACTATCTATCAAAGCCTCTATCTTACCACCATACGAAGTAGGCCAATTCAACTTCTTACAAACATCTTTTATTTTATTAGCATGATAAAATATATCCTTCTCTGCTTCAAAATGTTCTGCTATCACATACACATTTCCATCAAAATCTACTGCATACCAATGACAGCTTAAAGGATTATTCAACCCTGGATCTATACTAATATTGTCATACCAACTAATAGGCACATCAAAAGGATCAATAACATGCACACTCTCATCAAATTCTCCATAAACCCTGCCTCCAAATCCTCCAAAATTTCCAAATCTCCTAGTTTCCAATTCATCTTTTGACATCGCTTTCGTCAAGCTCTCTATCTCTCTTTTATCCAAAAACGGATTATCTTCCCATTCCATTTGTACATACCACACATCTGGATCATTAAAGTTGTTCAAGTATATATGTTCATACACCCAAGTCAAACCTTTAAGGGGTGTCATAGTCCCAAACAAAATTCCACATTTATCAACAACCCTCATTTTACACTCCATATAAATGTCGAACGGAGGCTCCTCATCAAACCAGACATAATCAAGGCTTGTTCCTTGAAATTTCTCTCTGCCCTGATCACAACTTTTAAAACCTATTTTAGATAATCCACCAAAAACATTTCTAATAATTATCGTATCAATTACACCATATTCACAAGCAGTTTTTTTACCAGTAGACATAATAATATCTTCTATCCAATCTTTGTTAAGATAGTGCAAAATTTTTTTCTGAGCCACATCTCTTTGCACCTGCATACTTAAAGAAACCACCCAGCCTTCCGTATCTCCCGTAATCTTCCTATAAGGATGTATACCACGAGCTATCCATATAGCTTCTACTGCACCACATTCTGTTTTACCACTTCTATTACCACCAAATACCCAACGATTTTTGTGATTGTCTTTATGAAATAATAGTTGTTTTTTATGTATCTTCTCTCCGGTATTGTATTTTAGCAAATTTTTATTTCCAAACCGCCTATATACTTCTTTTTGAATTTTATTTAATCTGCTTTTTATTTCATTCTGAGTCATGTTTCTCCTTTTTGCTAATTTATATTTTTTTTAGCACTAATTCAACAAATTTATATTAAATCAAATTTAGGTCAATAGTTTAATATATAATCATTACTGATAATTAAAGGAAATGTATGAAATATATTTTA